GTATATTCTTTTCTTTATATATTTTAAGTATAGCATAGACATTCCTGGGTTTTGTATCGATATCCCGTTTTGAATTATAACTTTTTATAACAATTTATTAATATGCCTTTATTATAACTTTTTGTTATTAAACTCTGTATATTCCTGGATTTTTAATAAAATAAGATATAATTTAAGAGCTAACACCTAGGTTCTACCCACCCCACCCACTGAGCTTAGGTGTTAGTTTTATGGTATAATCAATTATTATGTGCACCCCTACAATTGATAAGTATGGAGCTACTCCAGCAAACATTAAATGGACAGTGGTTCGTGGGGATAGCGCAAACCTTAAAATTGAATTTTTTGAGGACGATGAAGTAACAGAATACGATACTACAGACTGGACTTACATTGCTACAGCCTATGATCCAAGTGGTCAAGTATTAGATGATCTTCCTGTTGTTTCTGGACTAGGTTATGGGGAAATTCAGATACCCGCTTTAACTACCGCAAATTGGGGCACAGCCTATAGATCTGTAGTAGCAGAACTTTCTTTTGATTTACAAGTTGTAATTCCAGCTGGTTCTGGAGAAGGTGAAGATACAACTTGGACTCCAGTTATTGGAACTATTTGCGTCCTTGGTGATGTTAGCGGAACGAGCCTTTAATGCCTGTTGTAAAAGTATCAACTCCGCAAACTAATTTGCCACCTGTTATTAAAATTGGTAAAAAAACATTTAAGGTAAAATAGTGCATGTCAAAAAGCATGGACTTTCCAAAAAAGAAATATGCTGAGACAGTTCAGTTAACTCAGGAATCATTACAAGGAAACACAGAGTATATTGCCGTACCAGGAATGACTGGAGAAAAGGGTGATATAGGACCACAAGGACCTCCAGGCCCAGAAGGAGCTAGAGGAGAACGTGGAATTCAAGGCAAAGAAGGAAGGCCTGGCTTAGATGGTCCTCAAGGCCCTAAAGGAGAACCTGGGAAAAGCAACGGTCAATCATACGAAAGCCAATCTGGTCAATATCCTGGATGGGCTTATTATGAAAACAAAAACAAAAGACAAATACATCTTGGTCCAAATAGAGGAGATGATGGTTGGGTAACTTTATCAATAGATGAAGATCCAGAAAATAATATATTATCATTTCTTCCAATAGGTGGAGTTTCATTGTGGAATCAGAACACTGGCAGAATTAATTTTAAACAGCTAAAAGTAGGAGCAAAAGTCGACATTAGATATGACATTATTTTAAGCACGGATTCAAATAGCACAGAAGCTTGGCTAAGAACATATATTCCAAGAGTTGAATCACCAACAGGGTATATAGGAATGTTGAAATATAAATATCCATACGAAATGTCATTTAATCAAACCCTGTATATAGATATATCAAAGATTAAATCTGAAGGTGGAATTATTCAGGCAAGAACAGATAGCGAAAGTACTATTATTTTAAAGGGCATGTATATATCAGTGTCTTAGTGGTATAATATATTAGGAGGAATCATGGCATTTCCAGGAACTTATAATTTTAATTACTATCGTGGCGACACATCAGAATTTGTTATCCAACCAAAAAATTCTAATGGAGAAGCATTTGACCTAACTGGCTATACTGCAAGTTTTACAATTGCTAGTGCAAGAGGGCCTATTGGTGCAGCCCCAGCGTTTTCTTACACTGCATCCGCAGTAGTAAATGATGTAACAAACATTATAACTTGTAAAATTATTCCGTCACTAGGAAGAACTCTCCTAGCTGGAACACATGTATATGATGTTCAAATAACTAATGAATCTCCAGAACCAGATGTTATCTTTACACTTTTAACAGGAACAATTACAGTAACAAATGATATTACGGGTGCTGGTAGTGCCTGAAGTATTAGTATCTACTGATAGTATAACGGTTGTAGGACCACCAAACATTATTGAAGTATTGGTTGATATTGGTTCAACTGGAACTCGTGGCAGCCAAACTTTTGTCGGAGTAGGAGACCCAAACGACATTGAAATTGGACAAACCCCACTTCTAAATGATTTATATATTAATGCATCTCCAGGAGCAGATTATGGTTATCTTTATCAGTATGTAGCTGTTCCTGGTGCACTCGACCAATGGATTCAGGTTCTCGATATGAATCCTGTCTTGTATTCTCAAACACACTTGACAACATATACTGCTGGAACAGCACAAATTAGCATTCCAATTGCAAACATTGTAACTATATCTGGAACTCCGCTTACAGCAGAAAACTTTAATATCCAATATAGTATTGCACATTCAGACCCTGTAGCATCATCTATGTCTATACCAGCACTTGCTGGGTCTGGAACAAACCTTGTAATTAATTTTAACGCAGTAGAGTATGACGGTACTAGTTGGGCAAATTTAACTGGAAATGTAACTACTCATCTATTTATATCAATAGTTGAAGGAATATAATAGTTTTAGTCACACTTTGTGATATAATTCTAGAGAGGTGAATCATGGCAAGTGAAAGCATAGGTACTTTAGTACCAACAAGAATTCCAAGTCTTGGAGACGCAGCTGATATTCAGGTTGCTCTTAGAACATATCATTATGGGTCTGAAAGTTTTAATACATCTGAAACAAATAAGGCTAACTTAGTTAGCCCATCAATTGCATATACACTTAATAGCCTAGACGAACGAATTGATGCTATTGAAGAAGGAGAATCTCTTTCATCTTCAAGCTTTAACGCAAAAGGAGATTTGCTTTCAGCTTCTGGAAATGACGTTTTATCTGTAGTCACTGTTGGAGCAAATGGAACAATCTTAACTGCAGACAGCGCAACTGCTTCTGGATTATCATGGGCCACTCCTGCTGCAGCAACTGCTATAACTACAACATCCTCTACAACAGATGCAAAAATTGCCTGGGATACTACAAACAAGCAAATTCAAGTTGGTAATGGAACAAGTCTTTTAAATTTTCAACCATTTAATGTAAATACAACTGCTAAGACTGCAGGATATACATTTGTTTTATCTGATGCTAGTACATTGGTTCAAATGAATGGTGCTTATGCATTTACCGTTCCACTTAACGCAACTGTTGCGTATCCTATTGGAACTCAAATACATTTAATTGCGCTTACAACAGGAGTTACAGTTGCTTTTACTGTTGGAATTACTTCATATGCAACCCCAGGAGCAAAAATACGTGCAGCTGGATCAATGGCAACATTAATAAAGCTAAATACAGATACTTGGGTACTTGCAGGAGACTTGATTGCATAATGCCAATTCCAGGAGTAACGGGTTCTTCAGATAATCGCCAGCCAGGAACTCCAACAATTGGAGCTGCAACTGCTGGTAATGCTAGTGTATCTGTAGCTTTTACTGCTCCAGCAAATACTGGAAAACCTAACACTTCTTTACTTTATACAGCAACTACAACTCCAAATTCAATTACAGGAACTAGTTCTACATCTCCAATTACTATTTCTGGTTTATCTAATGGAACTTCTTATACCGCAGTTGTTAAATTAAATAATACTGTTCAAGATTCATTAAGTTCTGCTGCCACTAGTTCATTTAGTCCATCAGCTCCAGCACCATTCTTCCCACCATTCTTCCCACCATTCTTCCCGTTCTTCCCACCATTCTTCCCACCTTACTTTGCTCCACTACTAGCAGCCCTTGTTCCTACTTTTGACGGCAATACACCTACTTCAGGCGGTTTTACTGGAGCTGTTACAAACTATGATGGAAACTTTACATGGACCCCATCGACTAGCGCTGGCAGCGTACTCTTTAGTCCACCAACGGGAACTGTACTACCATTTACAGTAACTGGTTTAACCGCTGGTCAGAGTGCAACTGTCACTATTGCTACTTCTAGATCTGGTTATAACAATGGAAGCGCTACTACAACTGGCACTGCAGGTTCAGCCCCATCTGTTCCAACTAATCTTACTGGATCTGACAACTTAAATCCAGTAGGTGGAACATTCTCTTGGACAGCATCAACTGGCATAGGACCTATAACATATGTTTATTCTATAGGCTCTAATGACCCTGAAGCACCAGTGCCAATAGCATTTGGTGAAACATCATCAACATCAGTTACTCTTGCAGAATCTGGAACTTACAATATTGGAGTACAATCAAAGAACTCATTTGGTACATCTAATGTAGCAACTAGCAGTTATTTCACTTTTAATACAAGATATTTAGTTTGGTCAGGTTGTTATAATGGAGTTACACAAGGTGCTGGATACGGTTCTGGACCGCAGGGAGCCCCTGGTTGGGATATAGTTACAGGCTATGTTGCAACTACTGGAATGACAGAAGCACAAATTCGTTCTGCCATTGGCGGAGGCTGCCCAACATCTCCAGAACCGTTCTTCCCATTCTTCCCACCGTTCTTCCCACCGTTCTTCCCACCGTTCTTCCCACCTTACTTTGCTCCTGCAGGTTCAGCACCTGATGCACCAACAGGAGTTTCAGTTAGTACTTCTGGAACAGTTTCTTGGACCGATGTTGCGGGTCCAACTAGCTTTACTGTAGAGTTCTACACTTCTACAGATGGATCTGGAACAGGTGCTGCTGGACCTTTCACTGCAACTTTTGCAAAACCAGCTTCAGCCCAAATTTATCAACTTACTTCTCCTTATGCCTCACCAAATCACTGGGCAAGAGTAAGATTACTTGCAACAAATGCTTCTGGATCATCTGCATATTCAGCATGGTTCCCATCAGAAACAACATATCTATAAAATAAAAAACCCCTACTTTTTACAGTAGAGGTTCTTTATTACCTAAAGTTTTATTTAGGGAATTTTTTCATCCAAGCCCTAGTCTTTGGCGTAATACCTTTCCAAGAAGACCAGTCATTTCCCCCGTTGGACATATAGTATGCAATCTCCGCATTTTTTACGGGATTGAATAACTCAGCATTTGTATCTAGATCAAACTTATCTCTACGATCAGGACCTAGATTATCGATCATGTTAATTTGAAACATCCCATAAGAGGAGTCTCCAGTCTTATGATTACCATTGTATGCCAATGGACGACCATTAGATTCTTTTTTAGCAATAGCCCAAGCTACTACTAAATCTTTACCCTCAAACCCTACAAGGGATAGAAGTTGCTTTAGTTCTTTATCTGTTAAGTGTGTTCTGTTTTCAAATTTAGCTAACATTTTTTCCTTAGAAACAACAAATGCCTCCTTGTCGGAGGCAGGAGCATCTACAGACTTATTTATTAGTAAATTATTTTCGGTACTTGACGCATTAGCAGAGTTACTAAAAGGTGCAATAACACCAACTAATGCTAGGATTCCAATCCAAGCTTGCTTGTCTCTTCTCATAATAATAACCTCCTAGAGAACAAATGCTACCTGTTGGTAGCATGTATTAAGTATAACATAAAAATGACCTCAAAAGCAAACTTTAGGTAACATTTTTATAACTTTTCAATAACTTTCTTAGGAAGTGGTATAATAATAAGATTATGGCTGAGACGACTGATATTTACGATTTTCCTTATCCCGTTGCAAGCGACCCAGTTGATATTGTGGGAGATATTCAATCGTTGGCTGAGCGTATGGAGTCTGTCCTTTTTGCAACAGAGTCAAACATAACAATTGAAGTAACAAATGTTAGTGGTGTTTCTATTGCCAAGGGTGATCCTGTTTATGTTTCTGGATTTAATAATACCAGCGGAAAACCACAAGTAACTAAACTAACTAACACAATGAATTATCCTATGTTAGGTTTGGCTAAAAATATTATTAGTACAGCAACTGATGGCGTTATTGTTATTTCTGGTATTTTTAGTAATGTTGCCACATCTTCTTATACCGCTGGAAATATTCTTTACACTGGAACTTCTGGGGGATTAACAGCAACCCAACCAGCAACTGGAGGAACAGCAGTAGGAGTAGTAGCAAAATCACACGCAACTACTGGTGTTATAATTGTTGGTAAACCAACAGGTAATGGAACTTGGGCAGCATTGAAAGCAGGGTTAGCATAATGGTAAGTTATAGAAATAAAGATGAGAGTAGCTTAACTTCAGTAAAAGCACCAACAACATATAATGTTGGAAACAAACCTCCATTAGTTAATTGGACTATTGTCACTGGAGATAGTGCAGCATTTAGAATTTATGTACAAGATGATTTAGGCGATCCAATTGTTATTGCAGAATGGACAATTAAGTCACAGTTTAGAAGATACTCTGATAACGTAGGAGATGATCTTCTTTTTACATTAACTCCTACCGCAATGGGCTTAGATGATGACGGAGAATTTACAGTATTCTTAACACCAGCTCAATCAAAGCAACTATTAACTGGAGATGTTTTTGATGTACAGTTATCTGATGCTACTAGAGTCTGGACGGTATGTCAAGGAGAAATGGTCATGATTGGCGAAGTTACAGATCAAGAGTCATAACAAATGGCTAAAGCAACTATTTCTGATCTTAAACCATTATCTAAATTAGAAGATATAAAACCGTATAAACAAAAACTATCTAACAAGTCAACTGGAACACTTAAAAAAGTTTCTAACATTTCTTCTAAGTCTTCTGTTGTATTAGACATTAAACCAAAATCTTCAAATATTAAAACAGTAGATTATCCCAAGAAAATAAAACCAAAAGACATTCTTCCATTTAAAATAAAGATTACAAACCTTGGAATAGATGGGGTAAACCCATTAGCTCCACCTGGAATTGGTGTTCAAATTATTGGTTTTTCTAACTATATTATCTAATATAATTATGATATAATCAGCATATGGCTAAAATATCAATCGCAAGCGTAAAAGCTTTATTCCAAACTGGTGATCGTCCAAGTCAAACAAATTACGAAGACTTAATTGACAGTTCTTCTGCTCGTTCTACTGACCTTGGTTCAGATGGCAACAATGAGTCTACAATTAATGGTATTGAAAATACTACAATCTTTGATAACTTTTTAGCAAGCGAGTGGAGATCAGTAAAATACATGATCTCAATTAAAAAGACTTCTGGTGGTGCCAATAAATATTGGGCCACAGAATTAACCATAGTCCCTGATGCTACAGATGTTAGCGTTAGCGAATATGGAACAGTAGATAATGATGGGAATATTGGCACCATCTCCGTATCTAGAGCAGGCGATACAGTTTCACTTTCTGTAGTCCCTGTGGGTGGACAAACCCCGATAACCTTACGCTACTTGCGTATTGGGTTAAAGGCCTAACTAAGGAGATAAAATGGCAACAGTAAATAAAGACTTTAGAGTAAAGGCGGGACTGGTTGTTGAGGGATCAACAGCGACCGTTAATGGAAAGAACATTATCACAGCAGGTGTCGTTGATGCCAAGGGTGATTTAATTGTAGGTAGTGCAGATGATGCAGTAGCTCGTTTAGGTATTGGCACAAATGGTCAAGTCCTTACAGCAGCATCAGGTGCTACATACGGCCTTGAGTGGGCAGCCCCAGCAGCAGTTGGCGTATTTGCTTCTTCAATTTCATTTGAAGGAACAACAGCAGATGACTTTGAAACAACTGTTGCAGTAACTGATCCAACAGCAGACCGTACAATCACATTCCCAGATGCAACTGGTACAGTAGCACTTACTTCAGATGTTACAACACACGCAAACCTTACAGAAGCACATGGTGCAACTGGTGCGGTAGTTGGAACAACTAATACACAGACACTTACCAACAAAACATTAACATCACCAAAGATTAATGAAGATGTTGTACTTGGTTCAACTTCTACAGAACTTAATATTCTTGATGGAGCAACTCTTTCAACAACAGAACTTAACTATGTTACTGGTGTGACTTCTTCAATCCAGACTCAACTTGGAAACAAGGCTTCATCTTCAGACCTTACAACTCACACAGGAGCAACAGAAGCACATGGTGCAACTGGAGCAGTTGTTGGAACAACAAACACTCAGACTCTTACAAATAAGACTCTTACAAGCCCAACGCTTACAACACCAGCACTTGGTGTAGCTACTGCTACATCTATCAATGGAACAACCATTCCAGAGACAAAGACACTTGTTGTAACAACAGATAAGTTAAACGTACTTGCAGCAACATCTTCTTCAGAACTTGCTGGAATCATCTCTGATGAAACTGGTACTGGAGCACTTGTTTTTGCTAATACCCCAACACTTGTAACACCAAACATTGGTGCAGCAACTGGTACATCTTTGGTTCTTTCAGGGGACCTAACAGTTAATGGTACAACAACTACAATTA